CAGCAGCGCTTCATCGCTGACCGTACCCGGCGTGATGATCCGCACCACCTGACGATCCACCGGCCCCTTGCTGGTCGCCGGGTCGCCGACCTGCTCACAGATCACCACCGACTCGCCGAGCTTGACCAGTTTCGCCAGGTAACCTTCCGCGGCGTGGTAAGGAATCCCACACATCGGAATCGCCTGACCTGCCGACTGCCCACGGGCGGTCAGGGTGATGTCCAGCAATTTGGCGGCCTTCTTCGCGTCTTCATAGAAGATTTCGTAGAAGTCGCCCATGCGGTAGAACATCAGCTGGTCAGGGTGCTGGTTTTTCAGGCGCCAGTACTGCTGCATCATTGGCGTGTGGGAGGACAGATCAGAGAGCGCTTTATTCATCGGATAATCAGGCAAATTCGTTGAAAGGTGTAGGGCAAAGGAGGGGCATCGGCCCGGCTTTTCCGCGATGGGCGCAAGGTTAACATGGGCGGTCCACCCGACGCAGGCATGAAAGCCCCGCGATACATTTCTTCTGTCTATGCACGACATATGCGCCATTTATGCAATTTGGCATTTGTCTTCCGCGAAAAGAACAAGCACTATGCGCTTTATGCAAAAACGCAATGTTTCTACCGTCTTAAGAGCGCTGCTCGATCAGCACGGGATCTCCCCCACGGAGCTTCACCGTCGCACCGGCGTGCCTCAATCCACTCTCTCGCGGATCCTCAGCGGGAAGATCGTCGATCCCTCGGATAAACATATCTCGAAGATTGCCGAGTACTTCGCCGTCAGCACCGACCAGTTGCGGGGCCGTGCGGATGTTGCGCCGGCAGCCAGCACCGGGCGCGATCAATTGCATTCGGAACTCAAGGACATAAGTCTGTGGGACGACGATACGCCCGTCGATGATGACGAGGTATCGGTCCCCTTTCTTCGCGAGGTTGAATTGGCTGCAGGATCAGGAAGGTTCGTCATCGAAGAGAGCGAGCGCTCTAGCCTGCGCTTCGGCAAGCGGAGTCTGCGCCACAACGGCGTTCAATTCGACCAGGCCAAATGCGTGACGGTGCGCGGCAACAGTATGTTGCCGGTATTGCGCGACGGCGCCACCGTCGGCGTTAATGCCGGCAAGTGCGGGATCGGCGATATCGTGGATGGCGACCTTTATGCCATCAACCATAACGGCCAACTGCGGGTGAAACAGCTTTATCGCCTGCCGACCGGGATACGTCTGCGCAGCTTCAATCGCGATGAACATCCGGACGAGGACTACACCTTCCAGGAAATCCAGGAAGAGCAGATTGTCATCCTCGGTCACGTCTTCTGGTGGGGCATGTACGCCCGTTAACCTCACCGCTGTCAGATAAAACCCGCCACCGTGTGGGTTTTTTTTCGCCTGCCAAAAACCACCAGCGCCTTTGTCTGCGGGGCTTTCATGCGTCTGTGCATTTATAGCGTATAAATAAATGCATCAATGCATTGACTGTATATGCATCCATGCATATTCTTTGTCTCAAGCAGCTCAACAAAGCAGCTCGAAGCAAAGCTCTTTAGTTCCATCACAAAGGCAGCGATGAACCGGCCTCAACGGTTCAGAGGGTTGGCAACTGACCCGGGTGTGCAGCGTAAAGCACCAGAAGCAGTTATCCGGCGGGCAGGGACCGCGGTCGGAAAAACAATATGAATGGACCCGTACCGCGCCAGTAGCGCCGAAAGGTCAATGCGAAGGACCGCATTCTGAAAAGCCCGGTAAGCGCCGGGCTTTTTGGAATGCCCACCTGAGGTAGGCAGATATTGAAATTAATAGGGATATGAACATGAAAAAATACGCACGCGTTGTTGAAGGCAAAGTCGACAACATCTTCGAAACAATTAACCCCATTACCGATGAGTTTCCATCCGATCAGCTCTGGGTGGAGGTCACTGGGTTGTCCACTAACCAGGTCGACTATTCCTACAACGCAGTGAACACCGACGGAGTATGGAGCTTCAACTCGGGTTTCCCTTGGCCACAATCGCCGCTGGGTGAGCAACTGCGCAATGAGAAAGTCCAGCGACTCGACAAGATTACGGCCAGCGTTGTATCCACGGCGTTGCAATCCAAAGTAGATCTGGGGCAAGCCACTGCCGCTGAAGAAGCTTACCTGCTTGCCTACAAGCAGTTTTGCGTCGCCTTCCAACAAGTCAATAAACAGCCGGATTTTCCGCTGACCATCGTTTGGCCTGAGTTGGCATAAGAGTGCCACGGTTTGTTCAACCGTCGCTGAAGGACCGCATTACTGAAAAGCCCGGCAAGCGCCGGGCTTTTTGGAATGCCTACCTACCGTCAGGCAACTCAAGAGACACCGTTTGAAAGACACACACATCACTCATCAATCACCCGCAGGAGGCGTGACATGACAAACGAGCAACAAGCGTTGCTGGACATGCCGATCTGGCTCGTCATCGTCCTCGCCCTGGTGGGCGGGGTGTCCGGCGAAATGTGGCGCGCCGACAAGGAGGGCGCTCGCGGCTGGTCATTGCTGCGGCGCCTGGCCTTGCGATCCGGGGCCTGCATGGTCTGCGGGGTCTCGGCCATCATGCTGCTGTATGCCGCCGGCGTGTCGATCTGGACGGCTTGCGCGTTCGGTTGCCTGACGGCGATGGCCGGGGCAGATGTTGCCATTGGCCTTTATGAGCGCTGGGCGGCCAAGCGGATTGGCGTTTGCGAAGTGCCGCCGCGAGATACCCGCCAGGATCACTGAACACAAAGCCCAATGGAATGGCGAGTAGCGGTGCCGACCGGCATCCGACCTGCAAGGACGCGGGTTTCCCAAGGCCAGTACCTTTCACTCAAACCCGTCAACAAGCGGGTTTTTTATTGCCCGGTGAAAACACCATGAAGATCACCCCCCTGATTGCCCAACTGCGCGATCACTGCCCAACCCTCGCCGGTCGCGTGGCTGCCGGCATCGACCTCGAAACGCTGCAAGCCAATACCCCGCTTTCAACTCCTTGTGCCTACGTGGTGCCGATGGCCGATCTGGCGGGCACAAACGTGGCGCAAAACGCTACGAGGCAGACCATTCGCGACCGCTTCGAAGTGACCCTGGTGCTTGACACCACCGACGCTACAAAAGCGCTGGATCTGTTGCACGACCTGCGAGCCGAACTGTGGCGGGCGCTGGTGGGTTTCAAGCCCGGCAGTGATTACGACGCCATCACCTACGACGGCGGCGAACAGGTTTCGATCAACAGCAACCGCGTGCTGTATCGCCTGCGTTTTTTTGCCGAGTTTCAGCTCGGCCGCAATCTGCCTGGTCAGCCTGCGGAGAGCTGGCACGAACGTGAGCTGGACGGCTTGTCGTCCTTTACCGGGGTCACCGTGCGGGTCGATGCGATCGATCCGGCGGACCCCAATCTGAAACGCCCAGGCCCCGACGGACGCCTGGAACTGACTTTCTCTGGAGACGTAACCCCATGAGCAAACGCATCACCGTGCTGCCGGCCCCGGGCCGTGCCGTGCCGGACCCGGAAGCGGGCGATCTGTTGCCCCTCGAGGGCCGTGAAGTGCCGGACAACGCCTGGTGGCGTCGACGTCTGGCCGATGGCGATATCACCACCAAAGCCGTGAAAGCGGCAAAACCACAGGGAGCCAAATAATGGCGATCGGATTCAGCAACATCCCCGCGGACATTCGTGTTCCGCTGTTTTACGCCGAGATGGACAATTCGGCCGCCAATAGCGCGTCGTCGGCCATGCGCCGTTTGATCGTCGCTCAGGTCAACGACAACATTGCGCCGGCCGAGGTTGGCAAACTGGTGTTGGTGTCCAGCGTGGCGCTGGCCAAAAGCATTGGCGGCCAGGGCTCGATGCTCGCTTCGATGTATGAAACCTGGCGCAAGACCGACCCGATTGGCGAGATCTGGTGCCTGCCGCTGCACAACACCGAAGGCAGCATCGCCAAAGGCGTGTTGACCCTGACCGGCGCGGCCACTCAAAGCGGCGTACTCAACCTGTACGTTGGTGGCGTTCGTGTTCAAGCGGCCATCGTCAACGGCGCCACCGCGGCTCAAGCGGCCACTGCACTGGCGCTGAAAATCAACGCTATGGCGGATTTGCCGGTCAGCGCTGCAGCCGTCCAAGGCATCGTGACCCTGAGCGCCAAATGGACGGGCGACAGCGGTAACGACATCAGCCTGCAATTCAATCGCCTGGGCAAGAGCAATGGCGAAGAAACCCCGGCCGGCCTGACCACGGCCATCACCGCCATGACCGGCGGCACCGGTGTGCCGGATCAGGTCGCTGCGGTAGCGGCGCTGGGCGATGAACCGTTCGAGTTCATCTGCATGCCATTCTCGGACCTGTCGACCCTCAACACCTGGCAAGCCGTTATGGACGACAGTACCGGTCGTTGGTCGTGGGCCAAGCAATTGTTCGGTCATGTCTACAGCGCCAAGCGCGGCACCATCGGTACTTTGGTCGCTGCCGGTCAAGCGCGTAACGACCAGCACATGACCCTCCAGGCACTGGAGCCGGGCGTACCGCAACCGTTCTGGGTTCAGGCCGCTGCACTCGCTGCGCGCACCTCGGTGTTCATCTCCGCCGATGCCAGCCGTCCGACCCAAAGCGGCAGCCTGCCAGGTCTCGATCCGGCGCCAGCCAGCGAGCGTTTCACCCTGACCGAGCGTCAGTCGTTGCTCAACTATGGCATCGCCACCGCGTACTACGAAGGCGGCTACGTGCGCATTCAGCGTTCGATTACCACCTATCAGAAGAACGCCTACGGCCAGGCAGACAATTCCTACCTGGACAGCGAAACCATGCACCAGTCGGCGTTCATCGTGCGCCGTCTGCAAAGCGTGATCACCAGCAAATACGGCCGGCACAAACTGGCCTCCGACGGCACCCGTTTCGGCGCC